CACGCCGGCGCGACCCGACCAGGTTGCAGCGCCTCCCCGGCGCTGCCTTCATTGAGGGACTGCTCTCACCAGGCCGGACGGTCCGGCCGCACGGTTGCAGCGCCTCCGCGGCGCTGCCTTCATTGAGGGTCCTTCGCCGTCCACGGCGGGGCGATCGGCACGATGTTGCAGCGCCTCCCCGGCGCTGCCTTCATTGAGGGGAGATTCCGGTGATCGTGTTCGGGATGTTGGGCACGTTGCAGCGCCTCCCCGGCGCTGCCTTCATTGAGGGTCCATCGACACGCGGGTGGCCAGTCCCTCCGGTCCGGGTTGCAGCGCCTCCCCGGCGCTGCCTTCATTGAGGGCCGGTGAGCGCGCGGCGGTAGTGATCGACGAGCACGAGTTGCAGCGCCTCCCCGGCGCTGCCTTCATTGAGGGGCGATCGTCTCGTCCGGCTCAGGGCGCAGGTCACGGGTTGCAGCGCCTCCCCGGCGCTGCCTTCATTGAGGGGCCCACTTGCGGGTCAGGATGTACCGCTGGAACGCGATGAGTCGGGCTGGCCGGCCCAACGCGTCACCCTCGCCGTGGACCAGCTGCTCCTCGATCCAGGCGGCCTGGAGTCGGCCGTAACTCGGCGGCAGCCGGCCGCCGATCAGGCGCTGCGGACTGGCCCAGCGCGGCGGCCGGAACGACGAGGAGTCGTGGGTCGTCGACGTCCGCCGTGCTCGTCGCGTCGGCCGCGGCGAGGCGGGCGTTGACCTCGGCGAGCTCGGCGAGCGAGCGGTGAGCGTCACCGAAGGCCTCGCCGAGGCGCAGCCGGTCGTGCGGTGTGAGGCCGAACTTGGCCTCGAGGGCGAGGATCGCCGCGTCGAGCGCCGGCAGGTGGCGCAGTAGCGGGTTGAGCATCGGCTGGCCCGTCGAGCCGGACACGAGCGTCTTGCGCCGGGCTGCCGCGGCGTAGCGGTCGCGCTGGTCGTAGAGGCCGAAGAGGCGCCGCAGCGGGCGCACGTTCTCGGGCAGCAGCACCCGCGCCGCCAGCGGCGAGGCCCACAGAGCCGTCCAGTCGGCCGCCGTGGTCGCCAGCCAGGCGCGGTCGGGGGCTGGCGCCGGCGGCTGCGGCTGTGGCATGCTCACGAGCGCTCCGGGGGTCGATCCACGGCCCCGGGCCCGACGGGAAGGAGCCTTCGGCAGGGGTCCGCTCATGGTCGGTCAACGGTCCGTCCGCCAAAGAGGGGAGAGTCCTCGTAAGCGTAACTAGCCGTAACGCCTCGCAGCCGCCGAGAGCGCCTCATGCGACACCGGTCGGAGCACGTCCGCCTGTCGGAGCGTTGCCACGACCCGAGGCGAGCGCCGCACTCGGAGCACGTCCGGGGCTTCATCGGGTCCTTTCGAGCAGGGGCCGGGTCAACGTCGACCAGGCGCGCAGCGCCGGCGGAATGCTCCGGGGCGCCGAAAAAACGCCGGAACCCTTGCAGGGGGGAAATCGAGGCGTGCGGCTGGCGGGCGGGCCCCCTCGCCGTGTGGGTACCCCCGGTCCCCGCTGACCGCCGCTGACCTCCGCTGACCTTCCCGGCCAGCCCACCGCAGGCATGCCTGCAAGATCATCGGCCATCGAACACGGGCCCGGGCCGCCGCTCAGGTCTGCCTGCGTGATCATCGCCCGCTGCACACCGCTCCACTGCCCACCGCAGGTGCACCTGCGGTGTCATCGCCCACTTTCACACGATCACCTGCCCACCGCAGGTGCACCTGCATGATCTTCGCCGCTTTCACGCCGCTTTCTGCGCCGCTCAGGCATGCCTGCATTGACATTCGCCCACTTCACACGATCCGCTGCCCACCGCAGGTGCACCTGCATTGTCATCGCCCACTTCACACCGCCCGGAGAACAATGCAGGTCCACCTGCATGATCATCGCCCATCGAACACGGGCTAGGTGAACACCGCAGGTCTGCCTGCAAGATCATGGCCCGCTGCACACGATCTTACTGCCCATCGCAGGCCCGCCTGCGTGATCATCGGCGCCCCGAACACGATCACCTGCCCCATCGCAGGTCCGCCTGCGTGATCACGGTCGGCCGGCACCGGCAGGACCGCCCCCGCGCGCTGCTCCCAGAACACGCGGTTGAGCGCGCGGCCCGTGCGGGCGTCGCGGCGGGAACTGCCACGACAGCAGCGCCACCAGGATCCCGCGGGGGGTGCTTCGGCGCTCGCTCTCCGGCAGGCGGCGCCATTCGTCCAGGCGCCACCGGCGGACGACTTCGGCCGCCCCATCCGCCGGCCGCAGTCGCTTCGGCAGCCGAGCGTAGCGGGCGTCGCGTCTCGCCCAGCGGGCGGATAGCTCGGCGAAGGTAGCGGGCTCACTCACGGGCAGAACCTCCTCTGTTCGGGACTCACGTCGCATCGCCGACCACCCGGAGGGGCGGGAGGTCGAGGTCGGCGGTGAGCGAGTCCAGGACCTCCGCCTGGTCGATCCGCAGGGCGATCCGCGACGAGGGCGACAGACCGAGCTCGCGGGCAAACGCTCGGATCTCGTCGGCGTTGTCGCGCATGACCTTGAGGAGCGGGTTCTCGACGAGGTAGCCGGCGCGCCGCGTCAAGGGGCCCGTCTGGGCGTACAGGCGGGCCGCGGCGGCGTAGCGGCTGACCGCCTCGCAGTAGCAGCGCAGGACGTCGGCGTCCGCCGATCGGATGACGCCCGTGTGGCGCATGTCGCGCATGACCCGGCGCCAGACGGCCTTGGCGTCAGGATCCATGTCGGCCGGCATCCGCGGTGTGTCAGCCCGGGGGATCGGCTCGGCGTGGTTGAGCCGCGAGGGGCGCGTCTCGCCGCGCAGGCGCTTGACCTTGGTCGGGGTCGGCGCCGGGCCCCGCCTACCCACGCGAAACCGCCCTCGAATGTGGGTAACTCGCCTTGCCAACGTGGCCGATAGCGGCTATGTTGTGAGCATGAGCAGCAACGCAGCGGAGACCAGAGCCATGAAGACCCGCACCGCCTACGACGCCTACATGGAGCACCACGCCGCCGCGCTGGCGCTCGTCGAGCGCATCCACGAGGCGATCGAGAACCACGACGACGCCCCGGCCGATGACCTGCACTGGGGCCACGTCACTGAGATCGTCGATATCGAGCGCGGGCTCCAGGAGATCGCCGACCGCCTGTTCGGCGAGGGCGAGTACGCCCCCGAGAACCGCTAGATGGTCCGCACGCTCGCTGAGGCCGCCAAAGAGCTCGGGCTGGCGGCCTCGACCCTTCGCCACCAGGTCCAGGCCGGCCGCCTCCGGGCGCGCCTGGTCGGCAAGACCTACGTCGTCACGCCCGCCGAGATCGAGCGCTACCGGCGCGAGCACCTCGGTCGGGTCGGTCGGCCTAGCCATCGATCCGCTCCGCCGCCCGCCCGGTGAAGCGCTGCCAGCGCTCGAGGGCGACCTGCACGTACTTGGGGTCGATCTCCATCGCGTAGCAGCGCCGGCCCAGGGTCTCGGCCGCCATGAGGGTGGTGCCCGAGCCCACGAAGGGGTCATAGACCGCCTCGCCCGGCTGGAGGTGGTTGCGGATCGGGATCTCCGAGAGCAGGACCGGCTTCTGGGTCGGGTGGTCCTCCTTGCGCTCCTTGGACCCGCCCCCGATCCGCTTTGGCGAAGGGGCCCGCCAGATGGTCGCCTGGTCGCGCTCCCCGATGAACAGGTTGGGCACGCCAGGCTTGCGGACCACCGCGCAGGGCTCGTGGTTCCAGTGGTACCAGGAGCGCCCGACCGAGAAGAGGCCCTTGTCCCAGATGATCTGCCCGACGAGCTCAAAGCCGATGTTGAGCAGGCCGCCCAGCACTTCGAGGGTGTGGGCGCTCGCGTACCAGACGTAGCCGACCTGGAGAGACGGCACGAGGGCATAGGCTTCCGACCAGTCGGCCCGGGTGTCCATGCTGATCCGCGTGTTGCGGTGGCCCGTCGTGTGGTGGCCGCGGCGCCCGCGCCGCGCCTCCCCGCCCTCGGCCTCGTCCTCGGCGATCTCGCGCATCATGTACGGCTCCGCGGCGCCGGCCACCACGCCCCAGCCCTTGACTCGCTTGCGGAGCCCGTTGTAGACGCCGTCGCGCCAGGTCTGGTCCAGCTGGACCCCGTAGGGCGGGTCGGTCGCGAGCAGGGTCGGGGCCGCCCCGGCAAGCAGGCGCGCCACGTCGTCGGCGTTCGTCGCGTCGCCGCACAGGATCCGGTGGTCGCCCAGGCGGTACAGGTCGCCCGGCCTGACGTAGGGCTCATCTGGCGGCTCGGGGACCTCGTCGGGGTCGGTGTGGCCGGCCTTGGGCTGGTCGCCCCGGAGGTCGCCCAGCAGCGCCAGCAGCCCGGCGTCGTCGACGGTCACCTCCGCCAGGAGCTCCTGTAGCTTCTCCTCGTCGCGGCCGGCCATGGCGCCG